TTCAGGTTAATGGTACTTGGATTACTGCTAAGCGAGCTAAGAATACGTTAAGGAAGCAAGGTGCTGTATCTTTCGTCAGGGATAAGATATGGGAGAAGGAAGATGGACGTCAATAATGTTTATCTGAAATATACCGACGGTCGACGTAAGCGTCTGGAATCAGAGCAACAGAAAAGAGAGGATAAAGCCGAAGCTGGGGTTTTTTATGCTGTTCTAGCTCCCAGATATATTGCAGAAGGATCATATCTAAAAGATATCTCAAAAGAAAGATTGTTGAAAGATACCATTGCCCTCGCTAAAAAATATCCAGAAGTTCGTAAACTAATAAAAAGTACAATACAACGAGAAAGTAATTTTCCCCCTCTAACTGATGAGGACTGACCATGTGGTTCGTATGGGTGAGCACACCGAAGGGTCCGATGCCTGAAGCTTGGTCAGAAGAACTAGGTGACTATGATAAAGATGGAGAGCCTAGACCATGTCTAGCAAAGTGGCATTTACCTGAAAGCCACATGAATATTCCTCTAAATGTACTCTCTAATCGTTTTCCGCTAAACGCGGAGGGGTGAAGATACCTGCCGACAATAATAACGCACCAGTGAGCTTCTAATGGCTTCCTAGGGGCATTCTAATAGAGGTGGAGGATATGGTTAAGTACTATAAATCTCCACAAAAAGAAGAAGAAGAGGAGAAAGAAAGAGTGGATTGGACACCTAGAATAATAACAGGCGGGAAAGAACCGCCGGACGACGAAGGCAAGAGTTGGTTGGAGAAGTTACCTCTTGGTAATGTTTTCATTGCTAGAAGTAAAACTAACCCTAATGATTACTTAGGAAGATTGTTTAGAGTAGCTAGTCAGTTAGAGAAGACTGTAGTATTAAATACTCCTGAACATCCTAGTCCTTTGTATGCAATTCCTGCTATCTTCTGTAGACAATGGATGATGCATGAAGACTTAGGTCAGATGATCATGAAGGAAGAAGAAGAAAATGACAGTGATCGGATACAACCAGACAACGGAGAACAGGGCTCGGTTGTGGAATGACCTGCTAGAAGCTAAGCGGTCTTACCTGTACTATGGTTCTATCTGTAAGCCTCAAGAGAAGAGGATTGCAGAAATAGACCGAGAGTTCTACGCGACTACCCTCAGCAAGTATGTTGCCTGAGGGTAGTTTACTCACAAGAGGGAGATCAAGATGTCTGCTCTTCTACTGGTAGGCTTTGCTTCGCTCATGATGCCACCTGCAGAATATGACCATCCCTTCCATGGAAAGGTTGTCGTCAGATACAGTGAGACGCATTGTCTGCCAAACGTTGCTTGTGCTGGTAGCAGGAATGGAGTTTGCTTGATTGTAATCTCACAGAGAGGAATAGCTGCTTATGGACTTGAACAGCTGATGAAACACGAAGTAGCACATTGCAATGGATGGCATCATTGAGGGTTGTAATAGACATTGAAGCTAACAGTCTTGTTAGACCTAGCAAGATATGGCTAGTAGTTTGTAAGGATATCGACACTGGTAAGCTACATATATTCAGGAGTGTGACCGATGACTTGGTTCAGAAGGAAAAGCTCCTCAAGTTTCTTCGCGGTGTTAGATACTACATTGGCCATAATTTTCTTGCTTACGACTATCCTGCCCTACACAACCTATTGGAATTGGATTGCGGAAACATTGCTGATATATCTTGCGATACGCTTATTGTGTCACGCTTGGTCAACTACTCAAGACCGCAAGGACATTCCTTAGAAGCTTATGGCGAACAGTTTGGACTACCTAAGATTAAATTTAATGATTGGACTAAGTGGTCCCAAGAAATGGAGGATTATTGCATAAGAGATGTGGAGATCAATCATAGGACCTTTGCTTTATACGATCCTATTATCAACGATCCTAGTTGGGCCAGTGCACTTAATCTTGAGCATAACTTCCAACTTGTGGTTAATAAGCTTCATGATAACGGCTTCTGTTTTAATCGGAGTAAGGCTAGTATTCTCCTTTCTAATGTCAATAAAGAATTGGATGTCTTAGACAAGGAAATATTAAAAGCATTCCCACCGAAAGAAGTATTGATTAGGGAATATATACCAAAACTTACAAAGTTCGGGACAATATCCCGGACGAGTGTACCGCGCGCGCACCACGATAAGATCCACACATTGAACGTGGGTGAGGCGTACAAGTACACTCGTTTAGTACCTTTCAATCCTGCTAGCCATAAGCAGTTAGTAGAAGTACTTAACGCTGCTGGCTGGAAGCCTGAAGATAAGACTGCTGCTCATATAGAAGCTTTACGTAACGTAGGTAGTAGGTTATTAGTAGGTAGTAGGTTAGAGGAGCGTAAAGCTCTTAACGTTAAGCTTGACAAGCTTAAGGTATATGGCTATAAGATAAACGAAAGTAACTTAAGTACTTTACCTAATGATGCTCCTAAACCGGCCCGTCTCCTGGCTAAGCGGATATTACTAGAGTCACGTCGTAGGACCTTAACCGAGTGGCTAGGTCTAGTCCAGGAGGACGGCCGGATACATGGTAAGTTCAATGGTGTTGGTGCTTGGACTCACCGTATGTCTCACCAACAACCTAATACTGCTAATATCCCTAATGAGTTTGATCTATCTGGTAAGAAGAAACTGTTAGGCAAAGAGATGCGTGCCCTATGGTGCGCCCCACCCAAACGTCTACTGGTAGGTGTAGATGCAGAAGGCATACAACTTCGGATCTTCGCACATCTTATTGATGACCCTGAATTCACTCAGGCTCTTGTCGAAGGAAAGAAAGATGACCAGACCGACCCACACAGTCTTAATAAGCGAATTCTCGGTGAAGTATGCAAAACCAGAGCGGCGGCAAAGCGCTTTGTATATGCGCTCCTTCTTGGTGGAGGAATTTCAAAACTGGCGTCAATCCTCGAAACCGGAGAGCGAGAGGCTCGTGCTGCACTTGATCGCCTCATGGAAAGATATCAGGGATTTGCCCGCCTCAAACGAACAGACATCCCCCGCGATGGAAAACGTGGCTACTTCATTGGCTTGGATGGAAGACGCGTTCCAATCCCTGGAGATACTGCCAACGAACGATCCCACCTTGCTATGTCTGGCTATCTACAGAACGGCGAAGCCATAATCATGAAGAAGGCAGCTTTGAGGTGGCACGATGCACTTCGAAAAGACAACTCGCTATTGGTCAATTTCGTTCACGACGAGTGGCAAACAGAAGTTCCCAACCGCATTTCGCTGGCTCTTAAAATTGCAACTATACAAGCTGACTCTCTACGTTTGGTGGGCGAGGAACTTAAGCTAAAATGTCCTCTAGCAGGGAGTTATTGGAACGACGATCATAAAGATTATACGATAGGAAATAACTGGTCAGTTACCCATTAGGAGAACTAAATGATTTACGTGGTTAATGTTGACGTTGAAGTAGAAGCTGAGACTAGAGAAGATGCAGAAGATATGGTGATAGAAAACTTCGGAGATTTCTATACTGTAATTAGAGAGGTAAAAGAAATTTAATGAACCAGACAACTGAAAAGCCTAGAGGTGAATTCCATTATTTCCAAGGTAAAGCAGGGCAGAATACCCTACAAGAACCTGACATGCATACCAAGACTTGGTGGATTAAATTCTATCCTGATGCTAAGTCTGTTGTAGCAATACAGAAGTTGAAGGAACCTATTAACTTAGGAACTGGCAATATTGAAGGCGTTTTAAACGAGATCAAACACGACGATGAAGGAGACTTCATCTGGCTACGTCGTCCTATGTCGAGGAAATGGAATAACATAGAGACCCCGCTATCCCCGCCCGTAGTGTTGGACAAAGAAGATAAACCAATCCGTGACCGTGTGGGAGTCGGTTCGGATATAACTGTAAAAGTCCAATGCTATAAATACAACAAACCCTTCGCTAAGGGACAAGGTAGAGCCATACGTCTTATGGGCGTTAAGGTTGACAACCTAATCCCAGCTGAAATGCCTGAATTGTCTGAAGAACAACAACATCTGGCAGATGGATTGCCTGAGCAACCAAAACAAGGATGGTAAACAATGGAAGTTAGAGTTAAAGGCGTTGCTGCAGGAGCAGCAGTCTCATTTATTATTCTTAATTGGTTATTGATAATAGTGATGGGACTTTCATTTCTAGAGAAAATAGTACCCGATAGCAGTCACTTCATTTAACAAGTTGTGAACCGTCGTATACACTCACTACAGACCCAACCATCCTACACAACGGCTGTCTACCGTCAGGTGTAGAGGGTGCGATACCCTCCGGGATAGGGGTAGTCCAGCCTTACGAACTGGAACTTGTAGCAGCCCTCCTCGCTTTGCTGGTCAGTGTACTCCGAGTCCAAGCGTGAGACTGACCTCTCTGCGACAAACCCGGCGGGGCTCACCGATCAGCCTAGGAGCCGACCGGAAGTGGGAAGGTTCCAGATCAGGCGATCGTCTCATGGAAGCATGATACCCGTCTAGCTGGTGTACGGAGGCTAAAACAACGCAGCATCTAACAGGACCCATTCGACTACCGCAAATCTAGACTTCAGGGTAAAGATCACCCCTGCTAGCTCCCTTACCGCAAGGTAGACGGCCAAATAGACACGATGTCTCAGCTCTCGTCCGGAGAAAAGTCCAGAGTGTTCTGGTGACTGACCGCTGATCCAAGTCAGTGAAAACACAGTTGAGAATGGGAACGGTAGTCCAAGGTCAACCGGGTTAACTGCCCGGTATAGCTCTGAAATGTGGATGTCTTCTGTCAAGGGGTTGTGCCCCCCATGACACAGGCGAGAGCCGGTCAAAGCTAGTCCACAAAGCATGGTCCATTCGCAGAGACACCTTACAATCCACGGTGGCAGAACTAGGCCAGGAGGTTCGACTCCTCCATGTGTAAGCCGACTGTCGAAAAGACACGGGGTATGGCCAGGGTTTCAAGCCCAGAGGTATGCACTCACAGTGCAATGTGAGCAATGTCGGTTCAAATCCGACCTGTGGTATGAGGAAACGCGGGAATGGGAAGCACGTGATGCAAAGACGTGTAGCTGCGCCATCGCCCTTACTTACGACGGGTTGAAGCAGCATGAATAGATACATCCAACCGAGATGAGTATCCTAGAAAGTCTCATGCGGGTTCGAATCCCGCTATATGGCGGAAACGGCTAACTTATGACAAAGAGTTAGCAATGGCATACGCAGTTGGATGTGGACCCGAGACTGCCCTCGATGATCCTCCTTCTGAGGGAGTTGTAACACGAGGTCACGCTCATGACCATCTAGTCCGTCCTGAAGGGAAGCTGGAAGGAATGGAGACGAAGCAGGACCCCCGGAGTCTGTGGAAGCGCTGACAACAGCGGGGAGCACGAAGGGGACATATCTGTAAGCCTTCTGATGCGATTGGGATGAACTACGGATGCAAGGTAAGTACAGCCTGTGCTGTAAGGAGACCACCATGTTCGTGCATCCCTCAAGACCACCACGCCCACCTTAACCAATAAGAGCCCCGCAAGGGGCCGTTTATTGATTAAAACATATCGGGGAGATCAACATGACTGATATACCCCCGGAGTATCAGGGTAGTAAGACTGGAGTTACCAGAACCTTTCGTGACATCTGCAACACGCAACAGGAGTTCGAAGAATACGTCAAAGAGAAACAGGATAAAGCAGTGAAGAAGTTCTTGGAGGAGAAAGCTAAGGAAGCCAGACGAGCATTCCTACGCATTCTGTTCTACTTCATCTCTGCACCCTTATTCACCTACGGAGTCGAATGGCTCCTCACCGGAAACATACCATTCATACATAGATAAGAGGTTTAGTTATTTGCAAATAGATACTTTAGTAGAAGATATATACGCAGCAGTAAAAAGGAAGGATGGGTGGTTCAATGAACAACTTGCTCAGAAGTTTTCCTCGCATCTTGCTGTACGCCTCACAGGACATTTCGCTGAGCGATCAAGACCTACACTTCGCTTGTCAGGAATGGGTCAACGATGTCCGTGCGCTCTCTGGCACTCAGTACACGCTCCTGAAATGGCGGAGCCTCTACCGGCGTGGGCTTCGATTAAATATTCGTTTGGTCACATTATTGAAGCTCTGACGTTGGAACTAATCCGCGCAGCAGGGCACGACGTAAGGGGGGAACAAGATGAACTGGTTTTGGACGGCATTGTCGGTCACCGCGATTGTGTGGTGGACGGGTGTATCGTCGATATTAAGTCTGCTAGCAGTATTAGCTTCACCAAACTCAAGTATGGTAAGTTCAATGATATGTTTGGCTACCTTGACCAACTTGATGGTTATGTACTGGCTTCTGCAAACGATCCTCTCGTAACAGTAAAAGACCGGGGTTACATCCTAGCTGTGGACAAACAACTAGGTCATATCTGTCTGCATCGTCATGAGGTAACAGATGAGCGCGCAAGACAACTTAAGGCAAGAATTGCGTATTACAAGTCACTCGTTGCACTCAAGGATCCACCTGTTTGTGAGTGCGGAACGACCACCTATGGCGCAGCTGGAAATGTTGCACTCGATACTAAGGCTAGCTATTCACCTTACAAATACTGCTGTAAACCTAATCTACGTACATTTGTCTACGCTAGTGGCCCAGTCTTTCTCACCAAAGTCGTCAGAAAGCCAGACGTCCCAGAAGTCGACCGATACGGAAAAGTAGTTTACAATTAAAGAAAAATGGTTTATCATTAATGGAGGATAACATGAGCGCATTAGATTATCCTCATCAAGGTGAACGTACTAAGCAACCTCGACGTAAGGAAAGCTATCGCGGTTACTTACGTAACAATGCTCTGGAATGGTCAGGAGTAAAGCCAGATGGTTCTGTAAGCCATCCTCCGTTAATTAGAAAAGTAAGTCAGCGAGGTGAGGTACACTATGTCTGATCCTCTGGTGGCATTCGACTGTCGAGTACTTGATGGCAGATGTAACTGTAAGTGGAAGGAGGGGGAAGCTGTTCCTCCTATGTGTAAGTACTTAAGTGAGAAACAAGTTCGAAAAGAAGATCTATCGACAGTTGAAGCGAGCCAAGGTGGAGTTTGACTATGAGTCAGAACGTATACCGTATGTTATCGCAGGACACTATATCCCTGACTTTGTCATACAAACCGACTCTGGGCTTATATATATTGAGTGTAAAGGCTATTTCAGGCCAGAACACAAACGAAAGATGGCTGCTGTTCGACGACAACACCCCGAACTCGACATTAGAATTGTTTTTTACAATCAGAGATCTACTAATGTCAAGTGGGCGGACAAGTTAGGAATTAAATACGCGATAGGCTCAATCCCTAAGGAGTGGCTAAATGAATAACTGGAAACAAGACCTGATGTGGTTCCTGGCTGGAAATATGTTCATGTTCTTGTTACTAATGTTGTTAGGTTTGGCAGTTGCATCAATTGGATTACAATAAGATATTACAGACATATCCCTTAATAGAAATAATTGAAAGGAATGATCGTACTGAAGATGAAGTATTAGAGTTCTTAGTAGAACAAGGCTATTTGAGAATACCTAACCCTAGGCCATTGAACTTCGATGATTAAACATCCACAAACCAGATTTGAACGAATAATAGTTAATGAAAAGAAGAAGGAACCACGCAAGCGTCCCCACGTTAAGCAACGTATTAAAGACGCACTCAAAGATCAGGAGACGAAATATGAGCTCGAACAGATTCGAGACCTTGAAATTTGATGTCTCCTACGATAACATCCAGTCTTGGATTTTGGCTGGTCTTAGGACTATGGCAAAAGACAAGATTGGGGATGAAGATGAACTTCTGAAACTTAAGTTGGATTATCCAGGTGGCTATGTAGCCAGCGATAAAGTTATCCCAGTAGAGGTGATCAGAGACAACGATAAGGGGGTTACAATAAGGACATTTGGCTAAAGGAAGACACAACTATCCCAAAGAGACTGCGTATGAGAATAGACCAGAACAGGTACGCAGAAGAGAGGCTAGAAACAGAGCTAGAGCCCGAGCGCTTAAGCGGGGCTCAGTTCACAAAGGCGACAAGAAAGAAGTGGACCATCTTGGTTCACATCGTACTGGTTCATTAGAGAATGTACGAACTAAAGTAATTAGCAAACATGCTAATCGCATACGACAACCCAAAAGGAGTTAATTAATGGATGATTTACAAGTGAAGGCTATTTCGATAGAAGACGAAGAGAAACTCAGACGGAAGGCTCTTAAAAACCTTGCCAAAGAACAAAAGCCAACTCTGTAAACAAGCAAAATATAAACAATTAAGCCCCTGTGGTCCACTAACTCAGGGGCTTTTTATTGGAGAAGGTTATGAAGTTTAAGATTGGTCAGAAAATACAACAGAGACAGTTGCAGAAACAGACTATTGAAATCGAACCAATACCGTATGAAGATGAATTGTTAGATACACAGTGTCCTGAACAAGAAAAGGAGAACGAGATGGACGCTTTCGTGCGAGAAGAACAGAACCAGCGTAGTTATCTGGAACGTCGGATGTGGAGCATCGCTGAAGAGAAGTCGAGGGCAGCTCGTGCTCTCTTCTACATCGACGGTGATGCGGTTCCAGAGTCGTGGCCGGAATTGCTGGATCGAATTGCCAAAGGGCAGTTCGTCTACGATCAGAAGAGCGCTGATCTTCATGGTCCCAGCTATTCGCCATTCGCTTACGTCGAGTGGCGTGATCCGACGCGAACTGCAGACAGGGATGGCTTCGAAGCTTTCCGTAAGAAGCTCTCTGTAGCCACGGAGGACGCTAAGGATAAGATCCGCGTCCTGATGTTGGATCAGGGTCTGGAGGCGCTAGAAGCGCTGAAGGCCTTCCCAATCGAGTAAGAATTTCTGGGGTCTGAACAGAAAGGAAGCAACGCCGCTGCTCAGCCCAGAAACAACTAGCCCTCGGTCTAGCGATAGGCCGAGGGCATTTTTTTTGTGTCTATTTGATTTGAAGAATTTAATCTACTGTTTTATCCACTCCGTAGGGTATCCCCACCAGCGATAAGACGGAGTCCAGCCAAAGATTGCACGCAGTGCAGCAGCCCACCAGGGAGTTCCTGCGCTACCTGCATTGCCTGCAACCCAGATAGGTGGGTAGTTTTATCGAATGAGTTACCTAATACTTTGATGTTAGTATATGTTCCTGGTGATCCTGCTCCTACGCCAGAGCCTTGATTACCAGAGAAGGTATTATTCTGTATTAAGATATTAGCACAAGTCTCAGTCTCTAGATCATTCTCGATATCTATCCCATCGCCAGGAGATGTACCACCATTATTGCTAAGAACACCATCATGGATATAAACGCCATTAGAATTAACAATAGAGACACCTTGACGTCTATTGTGGTTAGAAGTGACATTATCCAGTTCGACACCGTTTCCTCCCCATATTAAGATACCATCTCCGAAACAGTCTTGAACTGTAGTCCCGATGATTTTGATATTGGATGCTCCTCCACCGATTATGATACCGTGTCCTAGGCCTCCCAGGTTCGGATCATCAGGGCGAAGATGACGATCGCCAATAATAGTCCCGCCAATAAGTGTGACATCGCTTACTCCTACGATCTGGATTGGGGCATAAACACTATTAACTGTAGTAGCATCTACTGATATAACTTGACCAGTTAGATCTAAGGTCTCCCCTGATTGAGGTTTAATAGGATTGTTTACTGCATCTACCATTATTGATGAAGCTCCTGTTTCTTTCTCTTCGCTTCTATTTCGTCTAATTTGTCTTTAATTTGAACTGCTCCTGCAATAGCAGAACCTCCTAAAGCTGCTGCTACAGCAGAATAGAACCAAACTTTCTCAGAAGTAGACATATTAGGAATTTTCTCTAAAGGAGGTAAGTCTGGAAACTTTTCATGTAACTCTTTGATTGTCTTATCAAATTCATCATTGATAATTTTAGTCTGTTTTTCCATTTCTGCTTTGAAGTTACCTCGATCCCGTACACCTTGCCATACGTTTTCGTCTAATTTATTAGCCTTGTCAAAAGCTCCTTTACCAAACTGTTTATCAGTCTTCTGTTGTACAATGGCTCTTGCATACTTAGCTTGATCCACAGACATTTTACTTACATCTTCTTCTTTAGCACCAAACTTAATTAGATCTTTATGTTCTTGAGATAAACCGCCTTTAACTACATCTTCTTTAGATGATTTAACTTGATCTGCTCTTACTCGATCATATGCCTTGTCAAATTGCGCAGGGAAATTCTTTCTAAGTTCTCTCACTGTATCTGCAGAAACACCCTTGGGATTATTAAGGACATCATAGATTACTTGTTCTGTTTTCTCGGCCTGTGCTTTAACAGCTGGATGTTGAATTACTTCAGCAGGAGCTTTACCTCCACTACCGCCTGAACCTTCACCACGTACTCTGCC